ACCAGCTGCGCCTCGTAGGCTGCGAAGTCGCCGAAGGAAGCGGCGTGGTCCGCGAGCGTGCGCACCCACAGCGATAGCGCCGCTTCGCTGCTGCGCGTCAGCATGTCGGTCGCGATCTCGACGGCATCGGCAGCGTCCACCGTCACCGGCAACTGTGCTGTCGCCTTGGCGATCGGCGCCTTCGCCGGAACTGCCGGAACGTCGTCGGCCGGAGTCTCTTCGTCGACCTCGGTACCGACATCGCCGAGCAGCTCGGCGTCGTCCTCGGGCTCCGGAATGCCGACCTGTTCCTGCGCCCACTGCCGATCGATCCGGAAGCCCATCTTGACCAGCGCCGGCAGGTTGCCGGCGAACGTCTTGATGTCCTCCGGTTCCTTCAAGTTGAACTTGAACTTCGGGCATCGCCGCAGGCCATCGGCCAAGCCGTTGAGCGCGGCGATCGGGTAGACCAGGTCGCGCGTCAAGGTGCGCTGGATCTGGCGGGCATCCGCGTCGCGCAGGTCCATGCGCACTTCTTCGTGCACGTTGCCGAGCGCGTTGGTGCTGGTCTTGCCATCGGCCTGGCTGGTGAGCGTTCCGCCGAGCACCGCCTTGCTGATGGACTTTTCGCACCAGTTGACCATCGCCATGAACGGGTCGGCATCGCCCGTCGCGGCGTCGTGGAATTCCAGCACCATGCCCTCAGGAATGATGCCCGCGGCGTTGTGTCCGATGCTGGCCAGCGCGCGCAGCAGCGTCACCTTGTCTTTCTCGCTGGCGGCGCTCGGATATTTGCCGATGCGCAGCGGAATGCCGACGATTTCCAGGAACTCGGCCAGGTCGCCCACGGCGTAGTTCTTGAACAGGTACGGCCACGCGAGCACGCGGAACAGCGCCGAGCGGGACAGATAGCCCGACTTCGCTTTGTGCGTGTGGGTGATCCACTTGAACGGCCACAGGCGCTGGCCCTCGTTCGTGTGGTCGTTCAGGCGGAGTTCCTCGGTGCCGTTCACGCGCACCAGCTTGAACCACGCCTGCTCGCGATGATGCGCCTTCTTCGGCAGCCAGACGCCGTCGACGTAGTGCCATTCGAGTTCGATACCGACGTAGCCCTTGCCGATGGCATCGGTCACGTCATGCACCAGCTCCTCGAAGTCGTCGAGTTCGTCGATGATCTCCTTCAGTGCGCGCGCGGCCTTCTTCTCGCGCGCCGAAGCGTTCGCTGGCGGCGCGACGTCCCATTCGATGGTGAGCAGCGCGCGTCGGCGCTTGCCCATCTCGCACAGGATGTGCGCGTCGCGCTCCTCCATGTCCTCGAACAGCTCGCACTGGGCGGTTAGGTCGCCTTGCTCGGCGTTCATCATGATCGCGGCGAGCTTCGACGGCGTCAGCCCGCGCGCCGGATGACCCTGGAAGTTGTGATGCAGGTGCGCCAGGCGCGACGACTGCGTCTCTTCCAGCTCAGCGATCTGGATGGGCGCGCCGGTGGCGTCAACGATTCGGGACGTGCGCGTCGTCACCATGCGGAAGGCTCCATGATGGGTAGGTCGTCGTCGGCGTAGTCCGACGTGGAATGTTCGTAGCCGCGCGTGCGCGCCGGCAGGCCGGTGAATTCGATCGGGGCGATCGGATTGCCAGTCAATTGGTTGAACGCACCGCTAAGGGCATCGACCTGATCGTCGTGGCGCCCTCGCGGAAAGTTCTCGATCTCGTCGAGGAACTCGTCATTCCACGGGCCGCGCACCAGCCGAATTTTTCCGTGCTCCGCCTGAGTCGATGCCGGACCGGCGCGCGTTTCCTTGTCGCCTTGCGGCGGCACCGTCTTGACGGTCCATCCTGCGAGCGCGGTCACGTAAGTCGATGCTTCGAACTTGCCTGCTTGCCCGGGGTCTTGTTCGAAGCCGATCGGGATCAACTTGCCGTCCTGTTCGGCGATCGCGCGGATGCGCTTCATCACCTTGCCAGGGGTGCCACGGAACCGCTCGACGTGCTCGACGTAGTAATAGCCATCGCGCGCGAGTGACAAGCGCAAACCGGCCGTCCAGTCCGGATCAGGGTTCGACTCGCTCGGCTCGGTTGCAGCGCGGTCCCAATAGCGAATGCGCTGCGCTTCGACCGGCGCCTGGTCGACGATCTCGAAGTAGGATTTCTTGAAGTAGTCGCCTGAACTCGGGCGGACCTTCCAGTTGCCGTTCTTCAATCGCTCGCGCTCGACGAGCGGCAGCGCTTCGAGGTTCGCGAGGTAGCCCGGATCGCGTTCGAGGCCGATCTTGTTGTCCGAGAACGACGAAGCGATGAAGGTGAAGCTCTTCGGCTCTGAACCGGGATACTGCGTCTTCAGTTCTTCGGCGGTGTCGCCCCAATACAGGGTGTTGTTGCGGCGGATGAACCAGCGCACCACGCCGCTGCGCTCTGGAATGGCGAGTCCCGTGTTCTGGTCAATCCACCAGGCGATCAGTTCGGCAACGAACGAGTCGGGATCGGGGTTGCACGTCGCGCGAATATACGGGCGCACGCCGCTGGTCGAGCGGTTGCGCGACAGCATGTACCAGAACTGGCCGGCCGTGAAATGCGTCACTTCGTCGAAGCCGATGAACGCGATTTGCGAGCCTTGCCAGTCGAGCTTGTTCTTTTCGTGCTCCAGGTGCGCGAACGTCAGCGTCGATCCGGAAGGGAACTGCCACTGCAATCGCGACAGATTCGGCTTCGCGCCGAGGTCCGGATAGATCTGCTCCGACGTGTCCCACAAGCCGCCTTCCGCCGTCACCTGTTTCGTGGTGCGGCGGAAGATGACGCCACCGAAGTTCGCGTTGTCGATGTTGCGGATGGCTTCAAGCAATAGCGCGAAAGTCTTGCCGCCGAACGCTGCACCACCATAGAACGCGATGTCGGCCGAGGTCGCGAGGAACGCTTCCTGTGGGCCGGGCTGCGGTCGGATGTTGGCGAATTCGCTCACGGATCACCGGCTGTTCGAAGGCAGGTAGATGCTGATGCGGCTCGACACCTTTTCCAGCGTGGCCTTGTCAAAGCCTTCCTTTTCCAGCGCCTTCAAGTCGCGCTGCATTCGCTCTGCTGCCTCGGCTGCGAAGCGCTTCTGAAGCACGCTTGATCGGCCGAGGTCAGCGACAGAACGCATCAGCTTGGGGAAGTCGATCTTGTCTGGATCGACCTCCATGTCGACCAGCAGGTTGAACGCCTTCTCCTGCGCCATGCGGACCAGTGCCTCGTTCAGCGCGTTGTCTTCGTCTGGCGAAGCCTCCACGATGGCCCGAGCCTGATCTGTGGCCACTTTCAACGCACGGATTCGGTCCTCGAACTTCTGGCCGAAGCGATGCACCGCCGCCTTGTGGATCTCGAAGCCCTGTTCCTGCAACCAGTCGGCGAGCGCCTGGTAGTTGCTGAAGCTGCTCGCGATCAGGCGCTGCTCAAGCTCCGTGCGCACGGCGTCGGGCAGCAGCTCCACTTTGCTGCGCGCGGCCATCTCAGAACCACTTCTTCGGGCGAGCGATGCCCGGGTCACAGTCGACGGTGTATTCGACGACATCGACGCCAATGCGCGTCAGCTCGGCCGACCAGGTCGGCGAGTTCTTGCCCGAGATTTCGACCAGCCTGCGGTCTTCCAGGTAGGCGAGTTCGCGCCGCAGCCCGTGCGGCGTCACCTGCAACGAAGCATCCTGAAGAGCGCGCAGCGTGATGGCTTCGCTGACCGGCAACGGCCGTCCAGCGTTCAGCACCTGCAGGATGCGCCAGCGAGTTTCCTCGCGCGTGAACTTGTCCATGTCGACTTCGTGCATGACTACTCCCTCCGTTTCATCAACATCTCGGCCAGCCGATCCAGCTTCGCGTCGATGCTGGCGCTGAACCTGATCCAGTCCTCGCGCCGCACGTATTCGAGCGGCAGCAGGCGATTGAACTGCTCGACTTCCTGTTCGAGCTTCTTGTTCGTGGCGTCGAGCGCATTCGTCGTCTGCTCAAGGCTCGCGAATCGCGAGTCCATCGACGTTTTCATCTGACTCACAATCATTCGCGCCAGCGCATAGAGCACGCCCAGGACGAACACCAGAATTGCCACCAGCTCAGCAATCGAAAGCTGCACTACCGTCGAACTTGCCACCGGCATCACGGCACCTCCGAACTGCACGTCACAGTGCCAGTTCCTGCGCCCGGCGGGTGTAGCGAATCTGCTTCAGTACCTCCGCCGGTGCCCGTGGCGGTGCAGCGCGTGCGCACCTCGATCAGCGTGTCGGGTGAAGCCTCGCGGCGGTCTCGGCCCGTGAAACTGCGATCGATGGCGATGGCCGCGGCGTCGCCGGTCTGGAAGCGGTCGCCGCCCGTGCGGCTGAGGTCGGCGCCGGCCGTGTTGCCCGTGCCCACCGCATTGCCGTGGCCATTGATCTCGATGCGCGGGGCGAGCTGCGGCAGCGTCGCGGCTACGTCCGACGTGGCACCGCGCATCTGTCGCAGCGCCTCGATGCTGACCACGCCCATGCCCTCGACCGCCGACGTGCCGAAACCGGCCCACGCCTGCGTGGATTCGCCCAAGAAGCCGTAGAGGGCATTCGAGTTCGCGACCGAGGTCAGGTGCGCATATTTCGCCTGACGTTCGCCCATCCACGCCGGTGCGGCGATCTGCAGCGCCCCGAGCGTGAGGTCCTTGGCGACCTCCAAGCCGGTCCGCGGTGCGGGCGGCGGCATCACGATCTGCTGCTGCCCGACGCCGCCCGCGCGCTCGGCCAGCGTGTTCGCGGTGAGGCCCAGCATGCACGCGGAAATGGCGCCGGGCTCGGTCAGGCCCGCGCACATGGTCTCGCGTTCCTGCATGCGGTCGGCGCGCGCGGCCTCGGCCTCGCGGTTCGCCTGCAGCTGCGCGCTGAGGAAGTCCAGCTGCGCCTTGTAGTTCTTGCCGCCGCAGCCCACCAGGGCAAAGGCGACCAGGATGAAGATGATGGTGCGCATGATGGTGTTACTCCTGAGTGGAGGCGTCATTGCTGGGCGCGGTCACCGCGGCCTTCAGGTCGCGATGCCGCTCGGCGCAGATCCGATACAGCCGGGTCGCCTGCAGGTATGCCCTCAGCGCCGCCGGCGTGCTCGAATCGGCCGGCACCACCGGCTTCGGGCATTCCCGAAGGAGGTTCGCCGGCACAACGGGGCGCGGAGACTCCGGCCGCCCGGTCTGCGATACACAGCCACTCAGTGCCGAGATCCAGAGCGCGCACGTCAGGGCGGCGCTGCAGATACGTTTCGAAGTCGACATTCGCTTCCTCCACGGCGCGGTCAATCAGCTCGCGCTTGGTTTCGTGATGGGTGGCGATGTCGGCTCGTCGATCGTTCTCGATCTCGACATCGCGCATGGTCTTTTCGGTCTGTCTCACGGACTGAGCCGTGGTCCGCCAATCGGCCACCTTGAAGGCACTTGCAGCGCCCACCAGCAACCCGATAAGCAGCCCGGCCATGAAGGGCTTCGCGATCATGGAATCAGCTCCAGCAGGTCCGCTTCGGCATAGCGTCGGCGCCGCATGCCGTTCTCGATGGACGAGCCCTTCCAGACCCGAACCATCGCCCGCAGTTCGCGTTGCATGCAGGCGTAGTCGGCTGCGGGCACGCATTCGTCGCGCAGCGTCACCATCTCGGTTCGGCGCCAGCCGGTCATCGACGTGCCGCGGTTGTAGGTGAGGCTGGTCAACACGCCCTGGGCGATCGGGTGCAGATGCTCTGCACCCGGGTACGTCCGGCGCATGGCGCGGTAGTAGGTGACGATGGTCGTGTCGTCGAAGACTTGCCGCGCCAGCGCATAACGGGTTCGGATGTCGGCGACAGACGGAATGCGAGCCCTGGCCGCTTGGCCCGTGATGCCCGCCTGCTCGGCCAGCCGACTGCGCTCCGAATGCGCACGCCAGTCCTGCAGGATGACGCTCGCGGCCTGATGCCCAAGGTCGTATCCGATGCCCACCGTCACGCCCGA